TCTCTCGCCGCCTACCATGATAACGTCACGCTCGTTTGCCTTGTCGCCCAGCTTTGCCTTTTAATGCCTTTCTCGGAATCTTTGCAAGGAAGATACGCTCACTGTCGGAAATCTTCTTCACCTCGACTGCATCCACCCATTTGAAAAATACCGGTGCAGCCACTCTTGTATCATCCATGCTATAACTGTCGTAATCATAGTTGGCTGTGTCATCATCTTCTGTATCCTTTAACACATGATAGCCCATCTGTATGCTGTCCACGCCATCAAGACCGGTATCATTGTTGTTATAGCTACCCGAATCGTAAGGCGAATATACATATAAAAGGATAAGCTGTGAGCTCTTTACCTCATCTATGCTATCCCTGAATAAATGTGCAGCCTTTATATGAGATACATTGAGCTGTCTTAAGCTGTCATTTGTCTCACCTGTCAGCTGTCTTGCATACATGGTGACCATACCCTTATTTTCCATAAAGTCCGCATCTGCCGCAAGCGCCGGGGATGCATCCGTGGAAAGTGACATCAGATATTTGTAGTCTGTATCCTCCATACATACTGTATTGTACCTTGCAACCAGATAATCAGGCCTTGCAAATGCAAGCACAAGATAACATACCCCGATTACTATTATTCCGTACCGAAATAGCGAAAAAGCAGGCTTACATATAGATAAAATCACTCCGAGCATAAACAGCGCTATCACTCCAAGTGCCCAGAACACACAAAGCCTGGTGGCTGTCAGCCCGTACTCTGACACATACAGTCCCATACGGTATGCACTTGATGCAATCATGATATATGTGCATAAAGTTATTAAAATTAAAAATGCATTTAATATTTTATTCCTTCTGAACAATCCACTTCCGAGCAATACGATAATCACATTAAGTATACACACAAAAAGCAGCTGGAAAAAGCCTTCTCTCGCGTACCTGGCGTAGGTATAGCCGCTTGGAAGCTGCATAAGTCCCCCGAACAGATACACAATCTGTATAAAACAGAAAAATACATATACAACTGATATAGTTGCAGCTACAGTGATACCAATTGCAGCCGGAAATGCCGGAGTCTCAACCGGTGCATCCGATATACGCTTCTTGCTCAGATACTTTATACCGCAGTACGATGAGAAAAGCGCAAATACAAAAAGAAATACAACCTTGCTCACTGTAAAGAAATTGATATCAGCAAATATTTTCTTTATTACTGAGGCAAAAACCGCATCCGCAGAGCACAGCAGCACCACTATCAGCACAACCAGAGGAAATGCAATTGCTATTCCGATAAACACATAAAGCATTCTGTGTTTTTTCACATGCCCCTCTCCGGCAGTTACATTTGCACTGTCACCGACCACACTTTCACTGCCCATATTGTCACTATCCATGCGCTCATTTCTCATATAGTCGGCAATATCCATAAACGGCTCAGCTATACACCCAATCGATCCAAACACTGCCTGAAATGCTGCAGCGATATACTTTATGAGCCCCCACTGTCTGTCATTGCAGAAATTGTGAAGCAGCATAAAAACAAGAAACACAAGTATCCAGCAAAAATTAAATCCTTGTATAATTTTATTACCGGTCAAGCCTGATGATAGGCCTGTGAGTATCATCATCACACTGTACCATACAGTGAGTGGCTTTGCCTCTATATGAAGTATCTTCATACAATACAGGCTGTATACTCCTGTGACGATTGCAAACAACGTAACAAGTATTCCACCTGTATTCTCATACAGGAAAATGGTGTACAGCAGCGCATATATTATCGTAGGTATACATAGCCTGCCAAAAAAATCCGCGTTTCTCCTGCTTTGTTCACGCCGTCTTTGCTCCGCCTCCTGCTGCATCTTCTGCAGTTCAATACCCGACACCCCCATATGTGGCTGTGAAGTCTGTGGCGTGTTCTGTGAAAACTGTTGGGGATTCATGCCCCCGATATTATTATTGTCCATAGCTACCTCCTTACTATCTATGTAGTTATTTTCTCATATTTTTTACTTACCGGCAAGCTAATTGTACTACGCTGTTTTTAGTTTTGCAATAACTTTTTATCGTATCTCGATAAATTAGTTGTAATCATTATAAATGTCAGGTAAATAGTAACCCGAGAATCCCATTTGTAACCCAAGACTCCCCATTTGTAAATGAAAGTCCTGTTTTGTAACCGAGATTCCCAGTTTGCAAATGAAAGTCCCGGTTTGTAAGCAAGATTCCCGCATTTTCATTTCCATTACGATATGATATAATACGTTCAGCAATAAATTGAGGTTGGTTTTATTGATAAGTTTTAGAATGAAAATCGACAAGAGGTTATAAAGCCTCTGCCGATTTTCTTTTTTTATAGGAAACAGCAGAAAAGAAGAGCGTGCAGAGCGTAAAAACTCTGGCACGCTTATTTTTTTACAACGAAAGAGAGGTAGACACATGGAAAATTTTATTAAAGAACATGATTACGCAATATTGGTTTATGCAAAAGAGGACACAGCAAAATACACAGCTGCAATTAAAGCGCTGACAGAAACAAAGAAAATGAGCGGCTGGGATAGAGTACAGGGCGTAACAATTCATAAAGATTGCAGGATACCGAGCCTATACCATGGGGAAGATTTAGCAATAGTTATGGAGAGGGACAACGGGAGCGGGCAGTATAGCATAAGAATAATGAGTTGATAAACAGGGCAGCGAAAGTCGCCCGTACAGAAAGGAGCATAGAGAATGGAAAAACGGAAGTATAAGCGCTTGCATTACGAGGATAGACAGACCATAGAGGCTATGAGCAAACAGGGCAGCAGCGTAAAAGATATTGCAGAGGCGCTGGGAACACACAGAGATACGATTTATAGAGAGTTCAAACGCTGCGGGGCTACGCTGGAAACGTACACAGCGGCAGCAGGGCAGCAGGCACTATAAAAAAGGAAAAATAATGAAATTAGAGGACGCATTAAAACAAAATCCATACGATAAAACCAGAGGCAGTAAAGGGGCGTACATAAGATATTTACGTTATACCGTGGACGGGTGGTATAGCAAGAAAAGCGAGGAAATAAGAAAGCAGATAGACTGGGATAAGATAACGAAAGAGAGGTAAAAGAGATATGACAAGAGAGGCGCTTAAGAAATTAAATGAAAAGCAAATGAATTACTGTAAAACACTTTCAGCGCTGATTGATAGAGCAAAGATAAAAGGACTTAAAGAAGAGAACGAACGGAACAGAGGAAAACTTAGAGGGTTCTTAGAGCGCATGGAGCAAATGGAATTATTAAGCGGTTACGAAGTGAAAGCATTATATTTATGGTTCATATCTGGAAATAGAGGAGAATAATAGGCGGCAGCAGTCGCCACCAGTGCCGTTAGTTCAGTTGGTTAGAGCAGCCGCCTCATAAGCGGCAAGTCGTGGGTTCAAGTCCCACACGGCGCATTGTGTAGCAGGCATGGCGAGCCTGCGGCAGAGGGCAGCAGGCTAATAGCTGCCATCTGTATACCGTGGAAAAATAGCGGCGGTCATACCAGCCAGAAAGTATGTGGACAGTCAACAGGTTTTCAGCTGCTTTTTAATGCGAAAAGCAGCCCGCACGGTAAAACCAAACGCCAGAACAGGAGAGCGGCACACATGGAAAGACAGAGAGCGCCGCCGAAAGGAAGAGAGGCAGAGAATGGCAGCAGAGGCATTGATAGTAGAGGACGCATACCAGAGAGGCTATGCAGATGCCATAGCAGATATGCGAAAGAAAAAAGAGCAGAGGCGGCAGCGGGAGCAGGCAAAGAAAGCCCGCCGCTGGTATTTCATTAAGCAGAAAGCCTACGGGCTTGCAATGCTGGCAGTTACCGTGCTGGCGGCATGGGCGACAGAGGGCGACATAACAATAGCGGTTATTACCGTACCGCTGGGGCTTATGTGCCTTTTCAGTAAAAAAAATGCTGATAGTAGACAACTACTATTTTGCTACAGAAGAGAGGGCAATACATGGACGAAAAAACAATACAGCGTATTAAAAAGCTGCAAGCACTGGCAGAGCGGGGCGTAGGCGGCGAGAAAACGACAGCGCAAAAGAAACTTGCAAAGCTGCTTAAGGATAACGGTATAAATTCCTTAGACGAACTGCAAAAGGAAGAGTATGAATATACGATATTTTCCTACAACGGAAAGCACGAAATAAAACTGCTGCGGCAGTGTATGTATAAGGTCATGGGTACTAAATCTGACAGAACAGCATACAAGCCATACGGACGGCGGCAGAAAATCGGCATATATTGCACGAAAGCGCAGAAAATCGAAATAGAGTTAGAGTTTGAATTTTACAGAAACGTATTTTATGAGGAATTAAGTACATTTATGGACGCTTTCATACAGGCACAGAAGATTTTCCCAGAAGATGCACCAGTAGGAGACTACGACGAATTTAACGAAAGAGATATGAAAATAGCGTTTATGGCTACGGGGATAGAACGGCGTAGCAGGGCTGCAATGATAGAGGAAAGCGAGGCGGGAAATGAGAAAACGAAAACGACAGACAGTTAAGAAACTGATACAGTGCGCAGCCATTATAGCGGCAGGCGTGCTGGCAATCATTTTGTTTATGCTGGCTATCTGGTACAGAGGAAAGAACAGCGAGCCAGTAACAGACGAACAGGTAGCAGCGCAGATGCAGCAGGCAGAGCCGCTGGTTATTGAAACACCAGAGGCAGCCGCAGAGGGCAGCATAAGAGTATACGACTATGACGGCTGCTGTATTTATGCCTACTACGGCAAAATTCAGATAAACAACGACGGTAAGGACGGCAAGGACATTGACGTAGAGGCAATAGGATACTTAGAGGGCTACCAAGAACATAAAGAGGAAAGCGGGGCGGGAGAATGAGCCACAGATATTACAGCCCTTTACGCCCGTTATCACTGGGAACATTTCCAAAGCCGCAGGGAAACGAGATTTTACATATAGAAAATTTTGAGGAACGGCAGAACGTACCAGAGATAGCACGGCAGGCGTGGGGATACATTGAGTATAAAGAGGCGCTTACAGAAATAGAGGCGGCAGCTTATGAGCTGATACCGTCAAACTGCATTTCTGAAATGGAAAACTTAGAGGCAAGGAGATAAAGGCAATGAGCGAGGTATATATACGCAGCCAGAATAAAGAAAAGCTGTATAGACTGGGCGGT